AAAAAGAAGTTATAAATGAATGTTAAATTGCTTAGTTACAGCCAGCCAACTGAAGAATTCTCTAGTATGGGAATCAATGATGCACAAGAACTCATTGCCTACTGTGCTAGAGTCAGCAACCCGAGCAATCAGCTTAATACAGAAACCAGCGAAAAGCTCATACGATATCTTATTAAGCACCAACATTGGAGTCCTCTCGAAATGGTATCTGCCTGTATCGAGATTACAACAACAAGAGATATTGCTAGACAAATCCTTAGACACAGAAGTTTCTCCTTTCAAGAGTTTTCCCAACGTTACGCTGACCCGACAGCAGAGCTTGATGATGCGTTCGTACTACGAGAGGCACGATTCCAAGACACTAAAAATAGACAAAACAGTGTAGAGTTTGATCAGTCAGATGATGCACAACGTCTATTAGCCATTGAATGGGAACGTGCTCAGAAGCGTGTACTATGGGCAGTTAAACAAGAATACTCTTGGGCTATTAAGAATGGTATTGCTAAAGAGCAAGCTCGAGCTGTATTACCCGAAGGTCTTACTGTAAGTCGTTTATATATGAATGGTACCCTACGTAGTTGGGTACACTTTATTGAATTGCGTAGTGCAAATGGCACACAGAAAGAACATCAAGAAGTAGCATTAGCTTGCGCTAAGGTCATTTCCGATATCTTTCCGATGACTACTGAATTGATCAGCTAACCATTTAAAATCGTTAATTCTACTTAATGCTGGTATATTGCCAGCATTTTTTTCACCGTATTTTCTGCCTGCAATGGCACCTGCAATAGCATACATAGCATAGTCACCATTTCCAATATTGCACCAAGTGTCTAAACGGTTAATAGCTTCAGAATCTCGAATAGATGCTAGTTTTGCGCACTCGCGAAAAGCTGAGCGCCACGTGGTAAATTCATCAGTATTGAACGCAGTAATATTGCTAACTTCTTTCATTACTTTAAATTTCTTACTGATACTCGTAGTCATGTCTGGATTATTAACATTCATTTTTAATGTTAGTTTTTTAGGTAATAGTTTTACGCCACCGTATCCATAACTCAAACTATTAATAGGATTAATACTGTGCCAGACATGTACAGCATCCATTTCCCAGGCTGGTACTTCGTGATCAAATTTAAAAGAATTTAGTACGACCGCGTCTGCATCAACTACCCAAAACATTTTAGTAAAGCATTTTTTAGCTGCCGCTATATGCGCTTGATGTATTCCCTTAACCCCATGCACACGCTTTGCTAGAGGAAACCGTTCTTGTAACCTAGCAAAATTATCATCTGCATCTGGTTCATTATATGAAATAAAAATAATATCGTACATTAGAGTCTTCTTAAATTTCTTGGAACATTACTGTATACTGATTTAAAAAATTTACTGCCGTCAGCAGATAAGTCAGCCATTTCTAAATCGTACTCATGTTTTAAAGTTTCACCTATACCCATAATCTCATAAGGCAACATTTCTTCAGTAATTTTGCTATAATGATTTTCCCACTCGTTAGTTAACCAATCAAAATCACGAACATTGGCATAATCCCAATCAGTACACATAGTACGGTAGCATCCTTCTCTAGCACCGTACATGCTCCATAATCCGTTTTTTACGTCGGATCCTATGTTGCACCAAATTAATAATCGATGATAATTCTGCCACCAAATATCTTTTAAATGAGATGCTTTGGCTCCTTGTAACAAACACATTTTTACACCTTCGCGGAATCCTGCTCTCCATGATTGGAATGGTGTAGAGTTAGTAAAACTCTCGCTGTAGTTTTCATTAAACTGAATATATAAATCGTCAAAACAAAACTCAACTAATCCTTTAACATCAGTAGGATCGCTATTTTCATGTGTTCGCATATTGTTTACAAACTCACGAGTCCATAGTTTTAAACCACCATTGCCGTACATCAATCCGTTAACATGAACTTTTCCGCACCAGCTGAACACATTTTTTTCAGTTAGTTTTAGTTTGTCTAAATCTATTTCAACTTCTAAAAATTTTGGATCAATAATGTTGTCAGCATCTACTGTAACAAAATATTCAGTTTCGCTTAGAGCCGCACATGCTTTATGTGCCGCATCACTACCTTTAACTCCGTGTACACGTTTAGCCCAAGGTGCTTTTGTTAATAAGTCTGCATAATTCTTCTCAGCGTTAGGTTCATCGTAGCTGAGAAATATAATATCTTGTTCTATGATTTTAATCATTTATAGTCAATCCATAAGAATCAAAAACAGCCTTTGAGGCTATTAAGATGTTTTCTATATCACTTTCAAATTTAGTGTCGAATGGTACGTACACTACCGGTTGTTCTAATAATTGTTTAGAATCTACTATAATTGTTCTAATTAAAAAATTAAAATTATTTTCCTGCATGACAAAGAATACTAAGTTGGCAATAGGCTTGTCACCGATAGAGTTTTTGCATTTATCAGATAGATTAAATCCCCAACGATTATTATCCCAAGTTACCGTTAAATCTGTTGACTTTGTTGGAGGGTCTATAATCCATTCTAACACACTGTTTCTAGCCACTGTGTTATGGTCAGCTTTTGGAATTATACCAGTGTATACCCGCTTACCAGGAAGTTTTATATTACCAACTACATATTCAAAGAATTTCTTTTTTCCAGTTATAAAGTCATTATATTCGTCATACTTTATTTCTAAAAAATTTTCAGTTTGTTGTTCATTTGACGCAGAAATAATCCTGCCAGTTGCTTTATCATAGTGCAAATAAAATTTAAGTGCAGGTGCTTTGTATTTACGAACCATATACTAACCCCGACAATTTAGACAATATAGATTTATCAATAAAATCTTTTTCTACATAATGAAATAATTTATCTTGTTTAATATTGCCAACGATAAGTTCACCGTTATTATTTAAGTAGCAAGTAACAACATCTTGCCAGCTTTTAGGCACAGGCATTAATCCTTGTAACGGAGTTTTCATATGAGCAAATACTAACGGACTTTGTTTACTAATTACCTGTTCAGATATACCAATCATATCAATTGCTATTGCTGAAGCCAAATCCATGCTTAACCAATTCTGGTATTCTTTAGGAGCAAATTTTCCGTAACATAATTCCCAATTGTTTACAACAAATTCTAGAGTTTTATAAAAGTTTAATGCCAACTCTGTTTTTTTAAAATAATGCAGAGCAAAATATGGACTAGGTAAACTGTTTGCAATAAATGCTTTCCTATGGAAAGTATCTACTACTGGATCTAATTTGTAATTTGTTATTTTAGAACAAAATTGCAAATCAAAATTGCTACAATATTCCCACCAGTCGCTAATATCACCTAACATTAACATGTCAGTATCTAATACAATAGTTTCATTGTAGGGGCTAATATGAAATAGCTTCCATCGATTTTCTGCACGAAATCTTGTGTCAGTATTGTCAGTCCACGGAATAGATATTATTTGATCAAATACTTTTGTATATTTTTTAGGAACAGGATCATTAGTTGCAATTGATATGTTTGTAACTTCTAATTGACTATGTTTAATTGACAATGCCAATGCATATGCTTGTTGAATGTAATCAACAGTATCTGTGTTTTGAGCTAATACTAAAAATCCTTTAGACACCAGAACCCCCGTCGATAAATCTTGTTAGACTTGATTTATTCATAACATGTACATCTAGTCCAGTAGTTTTAACAAGTGTATATTCTCCAAGGTGATTTTTCTTTTCAACTAAGAATTTCATTTTTATTTTATCTGCACTAACTAGAATATCTTTATCAGAAGCATATATCATTTTTCCAGGAAGTTCAGTTGCAAATGTTCCAGTAGTACTACCGTTCATAATATGAATGGCAATGCTAAATGCAAAATCATTTCTAAAATTACTAGACTCTATCCCGTACAACATTCTATAATAATTCCAGTTTGATTTTATATATGCAACAATATTAAAAAAAGATTCAGTAATCATGTTTTTTTGAAATACAAAAACTGTAGCCCAATAAAAAGGAATACTATATTGCGTTATTCTATCAAATTCATTAGTACGTTTCCATCCTGCTAGATCAAAAGAGTTTTTATATAACTGTATATCATGATCATTATTAAATGCAGGTTTTAAAATATCAGAATTTAAAATGTAATCACTATCAATTACTAGAGTTTTATCATAAGGAGATAAATTGTAAATTTGCCCTCTTGAAAAGTTTTTCCATTCTAGTATAGTTGATGCTAGTGTACCATCATTAAACTTTTTTACTTGGGTGCCAGTATCTTTAGGTATCTCAATAATTTGATCGAATGGATTATTAGGATACTGTGCTAACAAGAATTTTTTATCATCAGTTATAACTGATACTGGTATACTGAGATGCTCTATTATCTTAGAAGCAGAATAAACTGCCATCTTAATATAGTCAATTTTACTGTTATTCTGAGCAAAAATTACTGCACCGTTCATAACTCAACGATGTCCGAAACTTTTCTTTTAGATTTAATTTCATTAAATTTAGATGAATAATCATTTAACGCTTCAAAATATTGATCAACAATTGTATCAAAAAACTCTTGAACATTGACAATATTAACAGGCAAATTGTTTACATCTAAAAAAGGCACATCACTAGTGTGTCCAAGATCTATTGCTGTTTTTGTAAAATTGATTAATTCTAATGTAATTAAAAATGTTGCGCCATTGGTATAGTACAATAACTTTTGATTAAATTCTTCTAAAATAATTTTTCGTTGATTAGACAATGTTGCCATGTAATTGGCAACATTAAAGGCTTTTTCGATTCGTTCATCCATAGATAACTCCATAGTGTATTGTACACTATGTTAATTATCTTGTCAAGTGAAAGTTTAAGGACGATCCTGATTACGGACCAACGTATGATATAGCAGGCAAAGATACTGCTACATTTGATCCAGTTGCATAATATGCCTGTACTTGGCTAATTAATGTACCATCGACGTTCTCGTCTGTTCCGTAAGGAGCATTTGGTTGTCCTGATAAATCTGCAAATTGAATTGTAAAAGTTATCACTGATCCAGCGGCATTTATTTTAGCGTAGATATCATACTGATTTGGACTATATGTACTATTTTCAGTATTCTTTGTAAAAATCAATTGATTTGTTGTAGTCAATTGATAGTATCCAATATTGTTTGCGGCTGTTCCTACTGTTGTTCCTGTATCTACAGTACTGTTGTAGTTAAAGGTTACAGTCCCCATGTTGGACAACATTTTATTCCATGAATCATTTTTACTACCAATAGAAGTATTGGAGCCGCCACTCTGGCTGCCGGAAAATTGAAAGTTACTTCCAGTATTAAAAAATGCTCTTGCGGCATCATAGTTAGGGAAAGTTGCAGTTACCACGTGACTAATTGTGCCATTCCACGGAGTTGTTCTACTACTTGTTCCAGCATCAGCTAGTGTACCTTGTCCGCTTGGGGGAGTGACTAATTGATTAACTGTTACTAGATCTGCCATAGCATTGTATGCGGCTCTGTCAGATTCTTTAATAGTTGTAGTGTTAGTAATAACAGTAAGTTGACCGCTTTGATCAGTAGTTGTTTGGTGATTACGTGCTTTTAACAAATCATTACGTAGTGCAGTCCATTGCGATACTAAAATTGGTGTGCCTTGTGACACTTGGATACTAGTAACCGGTTGCCCGTATCCGCTTGAACCTGATCCTAGCCCTAAAACTGTAGCAATTTTAGATTGGATAGTGTTATAATCAGTAGCAAGGATTGGTGAATTTTGACCAGACATTAGTTATTCCTTATAGTACTACAACTTCAATTACGCCTTCTGCACCAATATCGCTAGAAAAATCTTCAAGAGCTATTGCAAAAACGTCTCCGCCTGCTTGCTGGGCACTTATTGCTCGACCTTTTCCGTAAGGTAATAGTCGATCACCTTTAGAAATTGGTCCAATTACTTTACAAGGCACACGTCCTTTAAGTGCAACATATGTGCCACCTACTAATTCGCTGTTCATCATATAAGCAGGATTTGTAGATATAACACCAATTGCTCGAGATCCAAATGTAGCAGTTGTAACTTCTGCTGAACCGCCAACTGTTACTACAGTACCTGGTTCTAATTCAACATCAGTTAAATATTTTTCTGCCAAGTCAGCGTAGTTAGCACTTGATGCAATACCTTGGAATATATTAGCGGCAATATTTGAACTGCCATCACGAGCAACAACAGTATTCGGGCTTGAAGCAATACTAGCTGTTCTATATGTTCCACCTACATTCAGTGCATCTGCCTGTGCGGCTGTACTGTTAACATAACTAGCATAAATTTGATTCCACTGTAAAGATGGACTTCCCATGTTATTAGTTAATGTTGTACCTGGTAATAAATCAGTACCTACTAATTGTAATGGTGTCTTAGTTACAGCTGATACAGTAGTCTGGAATACAATAGTATTGTTTGATTGGTTTCTAATAGTTGGTGTTGTTGCTGATGCATTAAAAACTACTAGTCTAGCAACAGGATTACCAACTGTATATCCAACGTCTGCAAAGTTAACCTGTGTGCTAAATGCCGCACTTCCTGCTTGTACAAACGCACTAACTGGCAATCCGCCTAATTGATCAGCGTTTGTAGCAGTTCCGTAGAATCTATGAGCACTGCTAGTAACTCCAGGAGCCGCATTGTTGTTAGTATATACTAATGTAATACCTTGATGGATTGTTGTAAACCCGGTAATTGCATTTTGAGTATTATCTAATATAAAATCACTGTCTGCACTGATTGTAAATATGACTTGTCCGTTATCAACACCTTGAATAACTGGATGAGATACTCCAAAACTATCTTTTAAACTTATAGAACGCATCTGCGTTGTGCCAGCACCCGCTACACCTTGTGGTCCAATAAGGGTAAATGTAGTGCCATTCCATGCATATAACTGATTATTAATTGTATCGTACCAGAAATCGCCCTGGGTTAGTCCAGTTGGAGCGGTTCCGCCAATCTCAGCACCACCTGTTGTACGGAATTTTGTACCGTCATAAAACTTTAATTTGCTGTGGCCAGTGTCAAACCATATTTGCCCAGGCAATGGTTTAGGTGGTTGTGTAGTATTAGCAAAATTTTCTAATAGATATACAAAATTTTCATTCTGGATTGATCCGTATCCAGCATAATTTTTGCCGATTAATTTCAGATCAAGAGTGGCATCTATGGTGCCGTCGGCAATAACAGCAATTTGATTACCGTTATATCTTGTTATTGTATATGACATCTGGCTCGTTCCTTATTCGTAGTATTTATGCTAGTTTTGGTTTAAGAATATGACTGATAAGTCCAAGTTCCTAATAGTAGCTGGAACTGGCGTATATACGGATTCGCCGTTCCAGTTCCGGCGCCCGGCCCTGAAGCTATGAATACTGTTCCAATATTGTTATTTCCGGCTCCGATTGCTGTGAAATTCGTAGTCCCAGCTGTTGCAATTGTATATAATGCGCCTGTAACAAACGATCCTGCATTAACACTCTGCGTAGAGCCAGTATCTATACACACTGCTCTAATTATAGTACCATATTGATGCTCACCTGCTGGGAAAATCTTTGGTAAAATTCCCGAAGCTATTTGTAAATTAGTAAATCCTGTAGTAGTCAATGATATTGCAAGAGGGGCGCTTTGTATTGAGGTGTCAACATAGCCCTTGTTTGCACCATCTGTGCTAGCTGTAGGAGTTGCAACACTAGTTAATTTAGCACTATTAATGTCAACTGATCCAGTTCCTTTTGGTGCCAATGTTAAATTAGCATTTGATACTGAAGCATTTACATATGAAATTGTTGACCCGCTTAGGGATATGTATCCAGCCTGGAATGTTGTTTGTGTTCCGATACTAGTCAACCCTGGGGCACTAGTAATTGCAGTACCTAGAGAGTTTGCAGTTATTACATCTACACCATTAATCTTGTAAGTTTTGCCCGATGCTAAACTAATATTTTCCGAACTAGTCCAAGCAGTATTAGCAGAATACCAAAAGAATGTTTTATCAACATCTGTTCCGGCTGCAATCTGTAAGCCGCCGCCGTTTGCAGTAGTATTTGAAGGGCTTACTGTTTTAGCTAAAATAATAGTTTTATCACTAACATTAATTGTTGCAGAATTAATAGTAGTAGTTGACCCTTCAATTGTTAAATTTCCACGGATTCGTGCATTGCCGTTTACATCTAAAGTTGCTGTAGGAGCAGTTGTGTATATACCAACATACTGACCAGATGCGTTAACATATAACGCCGAAGTCTGGCTTGATGAATTTAACATGTTTAATGAAAAATTCTGGTTTGTAGAGTTTGATTTTATTTCAAATAGTTGATAGTTAACATTAATTTCAGTACTAGATGCTGTGCCTAATACTAATGGTGTGCTATTCTGTATTGTTATTGATCCAGTTGTTGATGAATCACCAACCGTAGTTACAAAGTTTGAAGCAAGCAATAATGTTCCGTCATTGGCGATTAAAGCAGTTGCAGAGCTAACTGGTACATTAAATGTTATTCCAGGATTACTACCAACATTAAATCCAGAAGTAATTGATCCAGAAAATCCAGCAATTGCTTCAAGCGGTGTAAAACTATCTTTACTAAAAATACCAATTAATGTTCTAGCAACATACATGAAACATATAGTATGGCTTACTTTATTAGTGTCTACAATATCTTCAACAATAAAACCAGTTTGTCCCTGTGCATCTGTATAGATAGGACCTGCTAGTTTAGTCGAATTGCCGTCATTAAAATACATTTGCTGACGGAAACTATCTAACCAAATATCGCCAGTAGTTAAACTACTAGGAGCCGAAGGTGATACTGTTGTACCGCCAGTAATTTTAAACTGTACGCCATCGTATATTTTTAATCGATTGTCGTTAGTATCAAACCAAAGTTGTCCAGTAATAGGATAATTTGGTTGACTAGTGTTGGCAAAATTTTCTAGTAGATGTACAAAATTGTCATTAACAAATACTCCATAGCCGGTAGAATTTTTTGCTATTAAAGTTAAGTCAGTTGTTGTTTGATCAATTGTACCATCGACTAATTGAGTTAACGTTGTGCCGTCTGTTTTTAATATTGTATAACTCATTATAATGCACCAGTGTAAATTATGTAATTGATTGTTGCATATGGATTCATTGTTAAAAATCCTTGCCCTAAGGTGTTTGCAGTAACTGATCCACTACTAGGAAATCCTGATCCACTACTTGTAGTTGGTAATCCTAGACCGGGAACAGCATTAGGATCAGGACCTGCACCAGGCAAACCTGCCGCATAGTATTGAGCATTTCCGCTACTTAGATTATGAAAGTGATCTGGAAGATTATTAATTGTTAGTGTTTGTGTTTGACTACCGCTACCAGTTCCTATAGTATCTGCTGTAATATCAGTTACTCTGTTTGCTGAGCCACCACCAGTTTGAATCTGTGTGCCGGACCCGTCTTTACTAGGAACAGTGACACCGTTATCCATATTATCACGACCTAGTGGGAATCTTCCACGCATATCAGGTAACGCAAATGTTCCTAACCCTTGTAAAAGTTGAGTTGGCTTATATACATAACCAATAACTTGAAATAATGCAGTATAATCTGAAACTTTTACTTCACTGCCGTCACATAATAGATATCCAGGCGGAACTGTTGTTCCTGCAAACGGCATCAAAGCGCCTACTGGCATTGTAGCAACATGATTAAACAGTGTTTGTTTAGTCATACTTAATAAGCCAGTACCTGCTCTATAAACTAACAACTGATCAGTCGGTGCTGAATCGTCAGCGGCTGCCTTAGATGTAATAATTCCTGAGCTGATTGTTGTGTTAAACAACGCAACACCGCTAGTTGTCTGTCCATCAAAACTTACATCAGGAGCAGAAACGTCACCAGTTAATCTAAAGTTTGTCGGGCTTTGTAGCTTTGCGGCAGCTCCGGTGATACTACCTGTAAGTTGCCCTGTGAATACTCCGTTAAAATTGCCAACGAATGATTGTGCGTAGATATTTCTAAATGTTGCGTTTGCTGACCCAATGTCGTAAATTGCAGTAGTTGATGGTAGTAAGGCAGCACCAGTTATTGGATTTGAACTAGAGTCAATCCAATTTAAATATAATTGCCCATTAATAGTAGTATCATCTCCAAGAGATGTTTTCTTAGCAACTTGTAACCCGCCAAGAGTTTGTATACTTGGACCGTTAGTATCGGTAAGATCTAATGTTCCAGTGTCAGTCAATCCAGCACTAGTTGTTATTGTACCAAGTACATCAAGCGCAGATGCAGGAGTAACATTATTTGGGCCAATACCAACTTTGCCTAACGGCGATAAATGTACTAGAATTGAACTATTTAAATTAAAGTCAATACTGTTTGAACTACTTTTAGAATAGAATACTGTTGAATTACCATTAACACCAATATTGAAATTTAAACTTTGCCCTAGACTAATGCCGGCATCAGATTTAATATTAATAGCGTTGTTTGTTAAGCTAACTTGATCGTTACGTAAGAAACTAGAAGCTGGTATTGCTGTGTTATTAACTAGCAATGCATCTGCAGAGCTTGCAGTTCCCCAAATTCTAGATAACGATGCAGTGTTTGTAGAATCAGTTGTACTTAAATTAATACCTTGATTGATACTAGAAAATCCAGCAATATATGCTTTAGGTATAAAAGTATCTTTACTAATTATTGCAATTCTATAATTGTTAGCATATAGAGAAATGACTGGATACGTTATATTATTTGTATCAACAATTTCATCAACGATTGGACCAGTTAATGTGCCTGCGCTAAATTGAGGACCAACTAAAATCCAATTTGATCCCGAAAACAAATACAATTGATTATTTGCAGTATCAGACCATAAATCTCCAACTGTACTATTAGCAACATCAGGAGCAGATGCTGATTTTTTTAACGAGCCTGCGGCTCCCCAAGTTGTACCATCGTATACTTTAAGTGTGTTAATACCGCCAGCGGTGTCATACCATAGTTGACCTTGAACTGGATTTGCAGGAGCTGTGGCATTAGCAAAATTTTCTAACATGTGTAACATGTCAGTTGCAAGAACTGCACCGTAGCCGGCATAGTTCTTACCAACAAATGTGATACTAGTTTGTGTGTTAAGCGTTTGATCTGCAACTATGATTGGTGCTTTAGCAGGATTGTTTGGTTCAGAATAAGTTACTTGGTACGTCATTTATTAAACTCCTACCAAACCGGTTAGACTTTGAATACGCACAGTATAGTCAATTTGAATTAATCGATTTAAACTTTTTTGCACAGGGTGAAAAATTACATGCGTTAACAATAAACTTTGACCGGTTGAACTATAGCTTTGCAAGCCTAACTCATCGAATACAAAAGAATTATTTGCATTTGTAGTTGTATCAAATGCACTTTGTCCGCCGGGCTCGCCGTAATCTAACAAGCAGGTTACAAATAAATCAGTATAATTTGTACCAGTTACATGACGAGTTTCAATAAAATTACGTGTAGGATCTACATTGTTGCTAGAATTACCATCGACAATTTTAGAATATGTTTGATTATATAAACTAGCATTGCTACCTGAACTGTTTGGGGTTAGATATGTAATAATTCCAGTTGGATCAATGGCTGTTCCGCCATTACCAAACGCCATTTGATAAACAAATCCCTGACCACTGTTAGCCATACTTTCTGCTAGGGCAATACTAATGTTCTCGTAATGAATTGCATTACGTTTATTAACATAAATTTCTTTGGATTCAGGGTCATGAATCTTAATATGCCCTTCTATATGTATTCCAGTTACGTCTTTACTCTGCATAATGGTCTCTCTTTATCTTGTATTTATCCGTGTTCATAATGTGCTAGTTTAATGTTGTTAACTTTCTAATTTAATTAAGTTAAGAGTAACTGTAATTGCCGCGGCTGAACCGCCGTTATTGTATACTTTTAATTGTATATTGTTATTAGGAACAGTTTCGTCATTGAACCCAAAAATCATTGGGGTAAATTTTTGTGTACCTGCAGAAGTTGTAATAACTTCAGCAATTACTCCGCTACCGGGTGTTGGATCAGTTGTTTTTGACCTAGATACATCTGCTACCTGTGTTGCCACAGAAGTATACACGCTTACCCAGGCCGCTGAACTAACAGTTATACTTAAAAGTGCATAACTTTTAAATCCAGTAATTGTAATGATGTCAAATGCGCTGGCAGCAATTGATTGAGTTGTTCCAGATGCTGTAGTTCTAGCTATAGTAGTTTGTGTGGCTACTAGTTGACTACTGCCGTTTAGAGTTATTGTTGTTCCATCAACTTTTACTACACCTAATGTACTAGTAGTTGCAGTCGGCACTATTTGGGGAGGAGAACTAATTACTCCGGTTCCACTAATTGTTATACTAGTACCGTCTACCTTGACTCCGCCGATAACACTAGTACTAGCTGTTGGCAAGGTGTAAGGCGTTGGCGCTCCATTAATTTTAGCATAACTTAAACTAGTAATCCAAGAAGGGTCTGCATAAGAGTTAGTTGTTAATACAACATTGTTAATTACTGGAGTTTGCCAAGATAATGTTGTACCATCAGTACTTAAAAATAAACCACTATTTCCGGTTTGAGCCGGTATAACAGTACTGCTATAAAGTTCTGTAAAATTAGCATTTATTTTTTGAGCACCAGTTCGGAATGAATCGCCTGTGTGATCATTTGCCGCTGATCCTATGTTGATAAGTTGCTGTGCCATTATTAATTTCCTTGGTCAAATGTTGTAGTAGTTGAATCAAATGTGCCAACACTTGAATCGAATGTTGAAATAACTGCTGTCGGTTGTTGCAAATATTTATTGTAATCTGTATACCATATTCCAGGTGTAGCTTTTAAGAATCTAGAAATAGTATTGTTATCATCTAATATGTTAAGAGCACCATCCCATGCTGTTCCAGAACGTTTAACAACAGTTACTTGTGTTCCAACAGCTAATTTATTTGTAAGACGTATACTAGACGACACTCCGTTAACTGCAAAATCTGCATCTAGTTGTACATCACCTTCTGGACTATAAGGTGCAACATTAACATTATGAACTTTATACGGCGATTTCTTTAAGCGAATATTACCAATAAAGAACTGCCAGTTACTGCTGTCTGTACTGAATTTATCACTACTAGTATGTGCTGTGATACATCTGTAAGTATAGGTGTTTACATTTACTACAACACCTACAGGATATAGTACTCCGCTAGTCCATGTTAAACTAGTGTCATACCCGCCTACAAACACTTCAATGTCGTCTGCTTGCAAATATCCTGCTGGGATTGAAGATTCATAGCCTGATGCATAGTTCCAATTAGCAGTAGTAGTATATGCTTTTCCAGATGCAATAACTTCAGCCATTGGTGTAATTTGTAAATTAACTATATTAGTGCCGTCTGATAAAATCTGTTCAACTGTTGTTGTATCAGTGTATGGAATTGTTTCAGATCCGCCGATATCTTGAACAATTGATCCAGCAATATGTAACGGTGGGGTGCCAGTTCCTAGTGTACCTCTACGTAGTCTGCTTAATACATTACCGTTAAGGGCAAAATATTCAATTCGTTCACCTCGTATTTCAATAATGCCTGGTTTATTTTGAGAAGGATTAGGAACATCAAAATTACTTGCATCCTTAACAGTAATAATAGTATCATTCCATAGCAAATCATTAACTAAGATAGTTTGCTTGTTAAGACTTAGTCGTTTATATATTACGCGATTTAGCATATCTTTAAATTGCATATAAGAGATACTAGCCGTTAACACGTTACTACTGAACAGCATTACTGAAATATTATCGTTAGCCGCTGGTGCATGTGCTAACTGAATACTATTTCTATCATCATTAACCTTATAGTCAAAACTTGGGATTAACAATGTATTATTTTGTATAACCCAGACATAATTTTCATCAATCACTGGTCTATCTAATACTATTCGACCATTGCTGATTGCATTGTATGTATAGAATTCTAAAGTATCTGGAGTTAAACTTAGGTCTGAAGTAACAGTAGTGGTAGTACGTTCAATATCTAAAATATTGTGTTGGTAACTACTAATAATTTCAACCACGCTGTTTATTGCTGGAGCTGTATTAAATGTAATTGTATTATTTGATGGAGTGTATGAATAATCTGCGCCTGCATTAACGCTTACAACTAGCTGTGTTCCTGTGTAAGTTTTGTATGCTGGTTTGCTCAGTTTAATTGTAATTCCACTAATATCAACAATATAATCTTTTCCAAGAATTAGTTCTACGCCATTTGCAATAACTTGAATATTTGTAATTGCAAGTACATATGGTCTAAACTTAGTTGGGTCAATTGTATAGTTTAATCTATTATTACCAATAGTAAAATAGCTGTTAGTAGGAGCTCGAAGTATATTTGATCCTACTCTTACAATAATATTAGATTCGGTTGGAATACTAGTGCCAATTGGATTTGCTAACACAAATGATGTTAAACTACCATTTGGGGTTATACGCTCTGTCTTTGTAATTGCAAAAGTTTGTTGATTCCCACTAACAATAACAAAATTTATTAACGCACCAGTTACCGGCGGTTTAACAAATCGTATGCCAACTGCATCAACTAACGAATAACTAGAATCTGTTTTAAATAAATCTGCATTTGTAACTACACCATCAACATATACTAGAGTAGTAATAGAATCAAGCCAAGTTGCTCGAGTAATAAACTCTTGTGTTATGCCATCACCGACAAAATAGTCAATATCTAAAATATTACTGCCATTAAAACCAATGCTGAATATTCCAATTTCTTGACCTGCCGCAGGCACAGTATTAAAAATAACTAGTTTATTACGATAATCAATAGTATAATTATCGATCTGAGTTTCGATTACATTTCCTAATTTTACTATTACTGCTTGCGAACTATTAGGTTGTTGAGAGATTGCGTACGATGATGTTATACCATCGCTAAAATATCTATCCACTTTAAAGTTTGCGCTACCTGAACTATTTTGATCGTATACTTTAATTGCAAGAGTATCAACAACTTGTCCTGGAACTACTTCTTCAGGCGCTGGACTAGATGTAGGAGTTACTAATCCATCACCATCCATAATAATATCGTCAGCCGCAAAGCCAGTTGCTGTAGAATAAGCAAGATCACCGCCTGTAATAGCAGTATCATAATCAACATTCTGAGGAGTTACTGATCCGTCGCTAGTGCTCTTACGGAAAATAAATCTATCTCCAGAAGACACTACAAATTCTGGAGGTAGTTCAACAACGTTAGTGATAACATTATTAATAATTTCTCCGTCAATTGTTGAATCAGATTGTCCATATACTGTCGATGCTTGACCTGCATCATCAACTGTAGGTGATCCTGTAATTGTAGCACCACCTCCATCTAATGGAGTGATTGTCTGGCCAGGACTACCTGCTATAGGAGTATACATCACAGCGTTAAAATTTGTTTGCTGTGCAGTACCGTATTGCGGATCGTCAATTCTAACTGGAGATAAAATTCCAGTTATGTTTATAACGCTGCCAGCAGTTACCGCAGTAACTAATATTATTGAACCATTTTTATTAATAGTAACATCAACCGCTGGTACTAGTGTTCTAGTAAACACTATTGAACTGCCGGTAGGAACATCAACAAAAATAATTTGACTCAGGCTAACTGTAGTTGATGACGGAATTGCTGTAATTGTTGTATTATAACTAAATGATGCTGTTGAATTACATGTAACAACGTCACCTATTTTTAATCCATCTGTACTTGCAATAGTAAGTGTAGTTAATCCTGCGCTATTTACTGTTAAAGAGTGTGTTGCGCTAACTACTGTACGAACAACTGTTACTACTGGTAACTCAGAAAGAACATTATACGCATATGATAATTTAACACCGTCAGACACATACGAATCTACATTACTCTGTAGATGGTACACATTTATCTGTGTTCCAGCTGTAGGAGTATATGGTAATGTAAATACACGTTGATTGGTTGATGCTGTTACAATATAATCATCAAATAGAGGGTCAACACTATCCCACTTATCTGAATAATAAGGAAGTGCGTCCCATCCTGAACTAATGTCAAACCCTAAACCTGTGACAATTACTCCGCCGTAATCAATACCTGTCATTAACTGAGCAAGATCTTTTCCTAAGTTTCCTGAAGAAGTATTATAGTAGTATTGAATACGATCTGCTGAAGTTAGCAAGTCCCAATTTTTAATATAGTTAACTATTATTTCTGCACCAACTGGAGGAGGACTAGTGAATGTTATAGATCCTGAATAACTAGTATATCCCTTAGCCGTAGATGTTACTGTAGTAAGTTTGTATAATTCACGGAGCACTGGTGTGCCGTTTACAGTTACACTAGATTTTCCAATTCGAATATCAGGTGCCCATTGTAGTTTATATTGCACTTTAGAACCCGAACCGGTAAATGTTTCAGTATTTTCTAATTGATTAATATAGTATGTTTGTGTCAGTCTATCAAATTTTACTTTAATCAAAGTTGATCTTACTGGGCTATCCCCAATTATAGCAACCGCTACTGCTGGAGTACCAGTGGCAGTAATACCACCTTTAATTGTTACTGTAGGTGCTGACAAGTAACCAGAACCAGGAGTTAACAATATAATTCTGTTTACAACACCGTTAGTATACAAGGCAGTAGCCGTTGCACCAGAACCACTATCGCTTGTTATAACAACTGTAGGCTGAGTCACATATCCACTGCCGCCTGAAACTATTTTTAATTCAGTTACAACATATCCTGCGTTATCTAACCAGAATTTCCAAGGATATGTTTGAATTGCTGGATCAGACGCTTGTATTGATCCGTTGGCTACATAGGTATTAATTAAGGAAACTTGACCATTTTCATATACTGGTTGTAAATCAAAATCAGTAACAGCTAATTGTCCAGTATCTAAATTTTCATAGTTACTGATATATTCTCTAATTTTTGTTCTATATGGTTTAACTTCTGCAATATAATCTTCAAAGTTACTTAAATTTTCTGGTATGTATGTTACAGGTTGGCTTAATGCCCCTACATTGTGTTCAGCTCTTACAAAACTAGTTTTAAAAATCCAATCAATGTAAGATTGTTCACTATGTGCATA